AAACTAAGAACACCAACCGAGTAAAACACTTATGTATGCAAACTAAAGAACAATTAGACAAAGAGATCAAACGTCTTAATCTTGAGCAAAATGCTCTAAAAATCTTGATTAACTCGTTTTATGGAGCCTTCGGTAACAAATATTTCTATTTTCACGATACAGATATTGCACAGTCGATTACTCTTCAAGGCCAAGACCTTATCAAGTTTTCAATTAAAGCCGTAAATCACTACTTTACAGAAAAGTGGCATCTTGATACAGAATTACATGAAAAGCTTGGTATATCCAATCTAAAAATTAATCAAGTTAAAGAAGATGCTGCAATTTATACTGACACAGACTCATGTTATGTTAGTTTTCATCCAGCAATTAAATCAATTGAAGGTTTTTCCTTAACTGATACAGAAGCTCTTAAGTTTTGTTTGGCAATTAATCGCGAAAGACTAAGCGGTTATTTTAGAGCAGCCTTTCAAAAATATGCAACTGCATTTAATACTGATAATCGTCAAGAGTTTGAAATGGAGAATCTTTCAAGAGCTGCAATTTGGTGTGCTAAAAAGAAATACGTCCTTAAGGTAAGTTATGAAGACAATCCAGCTGAAGAATTAGCAGAAAAAGAAAGTCAAATTGTAAAAGGTCTTGAAAAGGTTCAATCTTCTTATCCAATCTGGGCAAGAGCTCACCTTGAAAAACTATATGACTTTTTCTTAGATCGTGGTTATGACTTAGATCTTGAAGATGAGCTTATTCCTAAATTACAAGCTTTACGAGCTGAGATGGAAACTCTTTCACCCGATGATATTTGTTTCTCGTTTTCTGTTCGTACATATGATAAGTATGTTAAGAGCGAGCATCCTTTAAAATTAGATAAGGGTGTTCCAATCTATACACGAGCTGCATCATATCATAATTTTATGCTAAAAGAAACAGGTAATAAGAAATACAATCGTGTAATAAGCGGTAAAGTTAAATTCTATTATGCTGCACCTAATCCATATGAATTTGATATTTTTGCATTTTCTCCAGGAGTTTATCCAACTGAATTTGCCCTACCGATGGATAAAGATCAACAATTCTTTCGCTTGATTTGTGAACCTTTAAATAAACTACTTCTTGCAATGGGATTACCTCAAATTAATCCACAATTACGTCGTGCAATCGAAGTAGTTAAGCATAAACCTAAAAAGGGTCAAGAAATCCAAGATTTCCCTATCCATATTGTAGATTCTGAAACATTTGAAAATACATTAGTCCCAGAAGCTCTTCAAGATTTTATTGCAAATCCAGATCTAGCAATTCCGCCCCAATTGATGCCACAATATTTAAGTATTGTTTCTAAATATGGCCTAAATACAGTGGTTGTTCCAGAAGCAGAGCTTACTAAATATATTGATAAAATTAAGAAAAAGAAAGCTTCTAAAGCAGTTGTAGTCGAAGAGGACGAGCTAGAAGAAGTAGAAGATTAATCTAGATGGAAATAAATGAGGTTTCAAAGTTTGTAAAAAGTGTCATGAGCGCCAGATTTCCTGGCATTCATGATAAGCAGACTATTGAAGAGAGCGATGGCAAATTAAATTTTGCATGCCCATTCTGTGGAGACTCTAAAGTTAAAGCTTCCAAAAAAAGAGGTCACCTCTACATGGAAACAAAAACTTATAAGTGCTTTAACGATGGTTGCATGGCATGGATGAGCCTTGCTGAGTTTGTTGCAAGTTTAAGTAATCAATATGGAATTATCTCTTCTCTATTCTTAGAAGAAAAGGATCTTGAGGTTAATTATAAAAAAACTACTGAAAATCATCTTGTTAGATTCTTAACATCTAACCGAAAGGGTATGATTTCAATTAGTGATGTAATTAACCGTTTTTCGCTAAGAAGATTAGATCAAATTTCAGAAAATTCTGCTGCATATAAGTTTGCTCAATCCAGAGGATTAACTAAAGTTCAAAACTTTGGCGATATTATGTATGCAGATGCAATGGATAATAAAGTTTATATTTTTAACTTTGACCATCGCTCTGGTAAAATCCTAGGTCTTGCCACTAGAAGTTTAGATCCATTTACTGATCGAAAATACTTAATTAAATCCTATAATGAGGTTTCTAAAATCTTTACTAATAAAGATACACCAGAAATTATTGATGATGCAAACTATCTCAATAACTATTTTAATATCTTAAATGTAGACTTTACTCAGCCCCTAATGGTAGCCGAAGGTCAAATTGACTCAATGTTTTTAAAGAATGGTTTGGCAACCTCTGGAGTTTCCAAAGCTAAATCTATTCTAAAGTCAATGGGCGCCGTTGATATTAAGATCATATTTGACCGTGATAAAGCTGGTAAAGATTCAATGCTGGCTTTTATTAAAGATGGATATTCAGTGTTTTTATGGAATAGTTTAATGGAAGAGTTAAAGAAAAGATTTCCAACTCAAATTATTAAATTATCAAAAATTAAAGATATTAACGACCTATTTCTTTTCTTAAATAAACAGGATCCGTCTCTTACAATTACACAATTTCAGGAATTAATAGGTAAGCACTTTAGTAATTCAGTATACGATATCGTTTATCTATAAATATTATATGAAGGATCCTAATCAAAAGAAGAATATAAAAACATTTCTTAAGCCAAGAGTCGGAGGATCTGTTAAGCAAGGTTATTTTAGACCTCAACAACCTGATCGCTATATGGGCGATCCAAGTCAAATCATCTATAGATCCAGTTGGGAATACAAATTCCTAAAATGGTTAGATTCAAGTCCATCCGTTCTTAAATATTCGTCTGAACCGTTTGGTATTCCATACTATAATCCAATGGACAAACGCGGACATATTTACTATATTGACTTTTTTGTTAAATTGGTTGGGCCTGGAGAAACTGAAGAAAATTGGTTAATTGAAATTAAACCAAACAAATATGTGTCACCTCCAACCAAACCAAAGCGAATGACTGATAAACAAACTGCAAATTATGTTTATGCTGCAAAGCAGTTTATTATGAATCAAGCTAAGTTTGAAGCAGCTAGGGACTATGCTGCGCAAAAGGGCATTAAGTTCGGTATTATTACCGAAAACTTCTTATTCAAAAGTTTGTAGAATATAAAGATGATCAAGCCAACATTTAGTGACCAAATAGATTTTTTTAGAAATAAAGGCGAAAAGATGGATGACCCATTTTTTGGTAGCATCCAGCCTTTACCTGAATCTATCTTTATTCCAGGTCATATCTATACATTTTTTGCACAACCAGTAGATGACTCGCAAATTCCAACTGCAGATCAATATCTTGATGCTAGGGAAATGGCCAATTATCCAATTAAACGCCCGTACTACGATCAGCGCCCAATTGGTATCTGTCTATCTAATGATTTAGCAGATGTTACTATACTAAACCTTAAAGTAATGCCCGTAGGGTCGACCCAGGTTATCCTGAATATACTCTGGCAGACCTTTAATAATATTATAAGTAAATCATATAGTGATAAAGGTGAGTTTATAAGTGATACCAGGAAGCTGTATCAATTACCTGAATATACTCCACTTATGAGATTCAATGCAGAACCATTTATGATGGCTGACCTTTTTCAAAAGGCGAGCGGAGGTAGATTTAACATTCGTTACGCAGTAAATAAATATCAAAAAGCAAATATTACAAATCCTACGCTTATTCCGTTCCATCTGGCCCCTAGAATTGCTCAAACCAATATCTTTGATGGAATTCAGACAAGATCTTTAAGCATGGACTCAGTAATATCACAATTTAACGCATAATTATGGCAGGATTTCTAGACAATATCGGCTTAGGCGGAATTAAATCAAGACTATCAGATTTAAGCCGAGTTGGTATGAAGTACGAGGATCTTTTAATTAAGAACTCACAATCAATTGGATTTATTGAAAGTCAACTAATGCAAGCTAGAGGTAGTGCTTTACCTGGAGGTCAAACTGACTCTTTAGCAAGAGCAACTATGGCAATTTCAGATACGACTTCTGCCCTTAGGACTAAAGCTATTGCATTTTTTCAATTAGACTATGCAACCAAAAGAGAAAGATTAAGAGATCTTGCATCTAATGGTGAAATAGAATTTGTTATTGAATCTATTACAGATGATGTTATTGTTTTTGACGAAGATAACCGTTTTGCATATCCCAATGATTTAGTTGGAGAAATGCTTTATAAAGGTAAAAACAAAGAACAGCGTCTTAAGTATCAAGAGAAAGTTATTGAAAAATATAATGAAAATTTTGAGAAAATCTACAATGCATGGGGTTTCAACGAAGGAATTTCTGCATGGCAGTATTTTTATCAATGGTTAATTGAAGGTCACTTGGCCTTTGAAATTCTCTATGATGATTTACAAAACCCAAGAGAAATTATTGGATTTAAAGAAGTCGATCCATCTACGCTATATCCTCAAATTAAAAAGGACGCAGCTGGAAAGATCTTTTTAGAATGGGCCCAAAAAGTTGCTGGAGAATCTAAAGTAAGAACCCTTACCGATTCCCAAGTTCTTTACTTATCATATTCAAACCATTTTAGAACTAAACGTATTTCTTTTGTTGAGCGAATGGTTAGATCATTTAATTTAATGCGTGTTATTGAGCACTCTAAAGTTATTTGGCATACAATGAATGCTCCAATTCGTTTAACTACTAAAGTTCCTATTGGAAGTAAGTCTCTAAATAAAGCAAAAGAAGATGTTAGAGAATTTGCAAACCAATTAAAAGAGGATATTTTCTTTGATACTAATACTGGAGAAATTCAAGTAGATGGTCGTCCTAACCTATTATTCTATAAGAATTACATTTTACCAGTTAATGACCAAAACCAGGCAATTGAAATTGCTCCATTGGAATATGCAGGTCCTAACATGTCAGGATCTGAACTTCTTAACTATTTTAAAGAGAAGTTGAAAATGGACTCTAAAATCCCTTATTCAAGATGGGATTCAGCAAATGGTGCAGGTCAATATACAATGAATGCTGAAGGTATTCGTCGTGAAGAGATTCGTTATAATAAATTTGTAACTCGTCTTCGTTCAGCCTTTAAAGAGCTTTTAACTAAGCCTTTATATCTTCAAATGTGCCTTGATTTTAAAGACTTAAAAGACGATTATCGTTTTAAAAATGCAGTTGGTATTAACTGGCATGATGATAACGTATTTGAAGAAATCAAGCAACAGGATCTACTTAACAAACGTCTTGCTACACTTAACGCTCTTAAAGGAGTTGTTGATGATGAAGGTAAGCCTTACTTCTCTACTGAATACTTGGTTAAAGAGTATTTAAAAATGAGTGATGAAGATCTTTTGAAAAACAAGGACTATATGAACCAAACTCCAACTGGAGAGGGTGAAGCTGGAGAAGCCGCTGCAGCCGGCGCTGCCCCTGAAGCAGGTTCTGCCCCAGAAGGTGGAGCAGGTGCTGAAGCCGCAGCTGGAAAAGAAACTGCATCTGAAGTAGGTGCACCAGGCGCTCTATAATTAATCCATCATTTACTACATAAAAAAAGCCGCTAATGCGGCTTTTTCTTTTTATAATAGTTTTAATTATGAATATGCAATAACAAACCTAACACTTTCGTCAATTGTTAGCATAATATGAATCGCATCTCTATTTTGGTCAATTCCATCTGGCATAATATAAGCCTTTGCTGTCCAGTTTCTATTTTTTAGAAGAGTACAGTGATCTTGTAATTGAGTTCTAATTGTATTTTCGATTCCAATCGTATCAAATGAGTTTGAAAATGTAAACAAAAATTTATCTTCATCTACTCCATATTGATTTTCTCCCAATACTGAATTTTTTGGCGTCATTAAGGTCATTTTAATTTGAGCAAGTAGAATCTGAATTTCTTCCTGTTCAACTATTGACTCAGCATTATATCCAGGATCATTTTCGTGTTTTATGTAGATATCAGTAATCATATTAGAATCTCATTGTATACATCCAACCTGCAGAGTTTTCTCCTTTAATTGCTTCTAAAACTGCTGTCATTTCAGTATCAGCTTTTGTTACTAAGTTGGTGTAATTTATTTTAACATCTCCAGGTAAAACATAATCAAATGTAGTAATCATTTCACCAAGGCGTTGTTTAGACTTTGCTCTACAATAACGCTGAAACATTTCATCTTCATATAGATTAGATGGATCAATCTTTTTTGCAACTTCTAGAACAGCTCCTCTTTTTGGAGTTCTACCAAGAACTGTTAATTGTTTAGTGTTTTTATTATAATCGTATGCAATAGTATCTAACAGAAATGCTCTGGTTAAATCTAGGAATGAAAACATTACAGTTCTATACATTAATGATTCTCCAACAAATGGCGTTAAAAACATTTCTGCTCCAACAAATTTGTTTTCACCAAAGTCTCTATCCATTGTTGAGAATACAGAAGCTCCAGTTGGTTCAACTGCTTTATGTACAAACTGTACGCAATCTGGTAAAGTAATAGTACGACTATCTTTAAATTGTGCTGCACTAAATACCTCGATTGGGATTTGCAAATACGCTTTATCTAGAGCATATTGCCAATTATCATAGAAAAAGGCTTCGGCATTTTTTATAACCCTTTCTACCTCTTTAGTTGGAAGTTGATATGGAAGGGATCCCGAAAACGTTACTTCATCGATAATATCTGATATTAATTCTTGTCTAGTCACGCGTTTTGCGTTATTTTAGTTAGGCAACTGGTGCCTGAGCTGCTGTAAGTTTAGCGGCTTCTGCTTTCTTTTTGTCCTCTTCAGTCTTAAGTTTATTAGCCTCAGCAATCTTTAATCTAATTGCATCAAGTTCTTTTTGAGAATCTAATACTTTTTGCATTGCAGTTGCTTCTTGTTGATTTAAGGCAACTAAATCTGCTGCTGCATCTTCATTTAGACCAAAGTAGTTTTGAAATGACTTAACCATTTTTAATTTAGTTCTTTTTATTATTTATCGGAAAGATAGTCCGAAAAACTTTTTACGTGGGTTGTTCCAGAACCAGGATTTGCTCCA